TGAACGGAATCTGCTTTGTGTCCCCGTACACATATGCAACGTCACATTGAGATAGCAGCAGTAGGAAATTTACACAACCTGTATGCAGCATCAGTCCTTCATCGATAAACAACCTCTTAAACACCCTTCTAGAAGGATGCATCAAGAAGGAATCCACCGTTCTAACATTGTCCTTATCCGCTCTTATCACTCCAGCTTGGTTGGCCCTCCGGAAAATCATCTTAGAAGCTTCCTTCCCAGGGACTAAAATCAAGTCCTCAGAGAAGTTTACCTTTTCGATAATCTCCTTCGTTTTTCCACAACCGGGAACACCATCGACCAAAATTACTTTGGCGTTAGGCTCCGGTGGCTCACCATTCGGACTACAAGACGTGAGCGTCTTAAGTTTTCCCATATCCGAATATATCAAGGAATCGCTTGACACCGCCACCCTGAACCATGTCTCATCACAAACCGGCTTTCCGTCATCCCAGTTGAGTAACACAATAACCAACTTGTGGTTGGCGTCTTCTGCCACACCCCACGCGTGACTTTTCGCATTAGGTTTAAGTAACCAACGTCCTCTCCTAACATCCCACACTCCAGATTTCTCCTGTGACTCTGGGTCAACGCCGTGAACATCTCTAAGCACCTTGCAGAGGTTTGAGACTGTAGCTGCCAGCGACGCACTTAAGTAGTCTATGTAGTTCTTCATTTGTTGAACTTTGATAGACCCTGTGTACACCGCAGACATCATAGTTCCCTTTTTAACTGCATCTACACTCTTGAGATGGAAATCAGCAATGTCCACATCCAATTTGTCGAAACCACCACCCTTAGGACACATTCCATACGCCGGCACGGAACCTTCAACTAGATTTTTCACACACGGGAACGGAGCATCATTTTGTAAGCTCAACACTTCCTTATGCTCTGCACATGACCCCTCTCCTGGTTTTAGCGACTCCGAGATTTCCTCTTCTGTAGGTTTCTTGAAAGGCAACGTCAATTCAGACTTCATGATTGCTACGACCACCTTTGCTGCCATGTCCGGGTCCACATTCTTCTGCTGACATAAAGTCTTAAACGCCTCTAAGTCAAAAGAGTCGAGATTCTCAAGCACTGATAGCTCGGATAATGCGTTGTAGTACTTCTCTGACTCTTCTAGAGGTTTGGAAAGATCACACGATTGGAACTCCTCCGCCTTCTTGTACTGTAGTACCAATCTGTCGGCAAAGGTACAGTATAGCTCGGGAACCTTTATCTCTAAGGCTTGTTCTGCTACTTTCACGAAACCACCACGTACAAGCGTCTCCTTGACCGAGGGAATAACCCCCATCAGGGCATCGCAGAGACTTGTCCAAATCAGCTCATTGGTGGTTCTGTCAAACTTCTGGAACTTTTTCAGGATTATTTCATCCTGCACATGACCCAACTTTGTTATAAGGAAAAATGTCATTGCTAATGGACCTAGAATTGCCTTGTCTGTGTCCCATTCAGACCTGGCAGTGACACCGTTAATTATGACTCTAGACCTAATAGACTCCACAAAGGACAGAACATTTGCGTAAGTTAAAGCCTTAGCTTGATACGTTTTTATGTGATTTAGAACCGTATAAACGAAATCCTTGTTCACCATAACCTCTCTCCTAGACATCCTACCAGTTGTGATAGAAGCGTCAAAGAGAGGGACGATAACCATGTCTCTCACTTTCGGGAACCAAAAGTTTAACGCAGCGTTATCCTTGAAGATGGTCCTCTCGGCATTAAGCATTGCTAACGTCTTTTTGTAGTGCCACGCATCGTCCATAGCCTTGTAAAACTCTTCGCAATCCACATTATTATGGTACACTCCACGGAAAAGAGTAAAAGTATCCACTCTCGTAAACTTACAGTACCAAGTGTTGACTCTAGTAACTAAAAACTCCTTATGATACACAAACCGTTGACTAGCAGGAAAGAACGTTTTACACACATACTTAATTATATTACTAAAACTGTGGGTATAATTGAGAGTGCTCTCATTATGAAAGAAAAAACTTAAGTTATCACCGGACTTCTGGAAAGTAGCTCCGATTTCATCAAGTGTGACTGAATCACAATCTAGAAGCATATTCTCATGGAAAT